GGTGCTTTGTATAGTTTTGATGAAAGAGGTAGAGCTACTTTAGTAAAAGGTGAAGAAACAGGTCGAGTAGTTTTACGTGTAGAAGATATTAAAGGCAATCGTTTAATTTCAGATAAGGTTGTTCAGGAAGGTTCTGTAGGAAGCGCTTTAGAGTTTCATTTGAGACAGAATTCGGACTTTAAACAATTGATTGCAAACTCACCACAAGCCAAGGTGGTATCTTATAATGGAATTTCTGTTAACAAATTCGCAAGTGATACTAGTTGGTCTGATGAATATGTCAGTAAGTTAGCTTTAGGTAATATGCTTATAAGAGCGGTTGTAGATTCCGTAATTCCCTCATCTTCTAACCCTTCTTCTGATTTTGCAAGAATTGAGGTTGGTAAGGTTGATTTAAGTGGTAAATCGAACTTACCTGTACCTAGTAAAGAGGTGCTACAAGCTCCGAACGGTTCTACAAATTTCTATGCGACTACGCATATTCAAACTCCTGACGGTTCAGGGTCTGGTACTTTAATTGCACCAAACTTGGTGCTAACTGTAGCTCATAATTTCTTAACGACTAAGGGTTCTGAGGTAATTACGAAATCAGGTCGTGCCAATACCGTTTATAAAGCAACTTTACCGAATGGGTTGTCTGTGAATTTTTCAGATGATGATATTGTTTATTGGAATAAGAAAGACTCTGTATTTGGCTTTAAAAATGACTTAGCCTTGGTTCGTTTAAAAGAAGAGTTCAAAGCGGTATCTCCTGCTGAGGTAGTTACAAAATCAACATCTATTGGGAAAGGTGAGAAAGTGTCGGTCTATGGGTTCCCTGATGGTCGCTTGTCTCCTGTTTTAGATAGTGAGGTAGTAGGTACTACTGATTTTGGGTCAGGTATTGAGGGTATTAGTTATGAAGGTACAAAACCCGGAGCGTCTGGTGGANGTTTCGGTCTATGGTTTTCCAGATAACAAGCTAAGTCCAGTTTTAGATAGCAAAGTAGTAGGAACTACAGACTTCGGTTCTGGAATAGAGGGAATTAGCTATGGAGGTACGAAACCTGGAGCATCTGGTGGTGGTCTTTATAATGATAAAGGTGCTTTAATTGGAGTTCACCAAAATGGTGTTGTAGGAAGTCGCAGTGGTGGTTTGGTTTTATCAAAAGAGCAGTTGGATTGGGTTCGTTCTTATATTGAAGGTCATCCAAAAGACCCTGTTTATGTAAAAGATGAAGTAGTAGTTGATGAAAAAGATAAGGACTTAGTGGATTCAAAAGATAAAAAGCCAAGTAACCCCACAGTAGTATCTGATAAAGAAAAGAATAAAACAGAAACCCCTTTTAAACCGCAGGAGAAGCCCAAAATAGAGGTTATTACCACTTATGAGGGTAATGATACCCTTGAGGTTGGAAAAGAGCGTACAGAAGAAAATAAGGGTGAAAAAGAAGGTGTTCTACTTATTTACCGAGTAGTGTATAAAGGTATTAAACCTAAAGTGGAAAAAGAATTGATTGCTTTTGGTACGATTTATCGAGGAGATGACACAAAAGAAGTTGGCTTCCGTTCAGTTATGAAAGGTACCGAAGGTTTGATAACTAAAACTACGACTTACAAAGTAGATAAGTATAGTGGAGCGGTATCTTCAAGTGTATCTGAGGAGAAAGTAGATCCTAAGTCTGCGGTAATTACGCTTGGCACAAAGTCAAACAGTAGTACAAAAGAATTACCGATTAAAGAGCGTTTTGAAGACTCTTTAGAGTTGGAGAAAGGAAAAACTGAGGTTCTTTCTGAGGGTTCGGTAGGTAAAGAAACTACTAAGGTAACTTACAAGGTATTGCCTGACGGTAAGGTTGTAGAGAACTCTCGTACTGTTGAGGTTAAACCTATGAGAGAGCGTGTTGTTCGTAAAGGGTTAAAAGAGGTTCCACCTCTTGCATCATCAACTGAGGGTAATTCTACAAAGCCTGTAGAGTCTAATAAGGCTGAGGTAGGGAAAACTTTACCTGCACCTACAAGAGAAGAATTACCTGATTTTAGGGGTGGTGTTTCAGAATCAGAGCCACTTATTCGAGAAGAACTTCCTGCGTTTACAGGAGGGGTATCTGATTCTGAGCCTTTGGTTTCTGAGGGGTTAGTTGAGTTTAGAGGTGGTTTATTTGATTCAGACCCACTTGTGAAAGAAGACTTACCTGCCTTTGAGGGTGGTGTTTCTGACTCAGAACCATTGGTATTAGAGGTTCCTGAGTACACAGGTGCTTTATCAGAAGAGAAAGAAGAAACGGTATCTCCAAAAGAGATTGAGACTTCTGTGGTAGGTTCTAAGGAAGTTGCACCAGAAGTGTTGACTATTGCAGAGTTTACAGGAGGTGTTTCCGATTCGGAACCCCTTGTTAGAGAAGAGTTTCCAACGTATGAGAGTAATTCAGTGACTCCTATTGGTTCAAAAGAAGTTGCTCCTGAAATTTTAGATGTGCCTGAATTTACAGGTGGTATTTCCGATTCTGATTCGTTAGTTTTAGAAGTTCCTGAGTACAAAGGTGAATTATTGGTTGCAAAAGAATTAGAGAAGTTAAAGACAAGTGATATTGTGAGTCCTTCTGAGAAAGTAGTTGATTTTATTGGAGTTACTAGTTCTTTGAACTATCAAACGAGTGTACTAGTAGAAAGCAGAAATCCTTTAAAAGAATATTTAAACTTAAAACAAGAAGGGTTATTACATACTAAAGTAAACCCACAAGCGGTATCTAATTCCGATTCTTTGTCTTTTGATAGTGAGTCTGATAGTTTAAATCAGACTAATAAATCTATTCAGGCAGAGTTGCCGAATACAGGAGAATCTACTAGTCTAGCCTTGGTTGGTATTGGACTAGGGTTGCTTTCTTTAAGTTCAGCTACATTGGTTGGGAAGAAAACTAAATAATTAAAAAGAAGGTTAAGTTTATTCTTGACTTTCTTTTTTTTTTGTTATACTTAATTAAAAATAAAAGAGGTTAATAAAAATGGCAAATGATACAAAAGTAGCAATTCCCGGTAGAGTTTCTGTAGAAAACCTTATTGAAGGTTTGAATTATATAAGTCATTTTCCTGTTGCGGAAAATAAAGTTATTAAACAGGAGATAGAACTCAAAGAGTACAATACTCGCCCTAAAACAAAAACGATAAAAGGGGTTCCTTGTCCTATTATTTATTGCAACAATGAAAACTTCTTAGAGTATGGTTTTATAACTGTTTTGTACAGAGGTGAGTACAGACAGATTTTCTATTATTACGATTCCCGTTTTGTTTTAAATCCAGAGGAGGTTGAACGAAATATCGATAAAGGGTATCCGGAGTTCAACCGTGACTTCACAACATTATCATTAGGGATGGATCAAAATGCGATTGATTTGTTCACTGAGCTTGCTCGATACTTTGGTGCTTATATTGATGAAGATGATTGTGATGCATATTACTACCATAAAGTTTTGTAAGAATATAGTTTTCTCTTGACAATTCTTTCAAGTTGTGCTATAATTAAAACATACTTGGCATAAAGGTGTTCCTTTACCGAAAACATAAAGCTGATGAATTTACACCTCGCCAGTATAAATTGATTGCATAAAGTCGTTCCTTTTCTTAGGAGATATTTAATATTCGTAGTAGGTGGTACTTGGTAAGACGTACTGCCCCTTACTACGAATGGTTTATTACGACTCGCACATTGTTAGCTCTAAATCATTTGTTTTAGGGCTTTTCGTTTGGAAAAATAGAAAGAAGTAGGTTAGAAATGAACTACGCACAAATTGAAACTTTAGCAAAATATTTGAAAGTTGTAGAAAGCACAAAAGAGGTTGGAGACCTTAAACACACTCAGTTGTGTCTAACTCACGGTATCCTCGTAGACCCTCTTGAACCAATTTCAAAAGAGACTGCAGACGCTTTGATTAAATTGTATGGTGTTGATTTAAGAAACGCCAACGCTACTTTTTACGAAACTTTTGAGGTTCGTAAAGGTTTAAGTTGGGAGGAAGTGGTATTTGACCGTCTTTGCCATTACGCAATGACTTACGGTGGGTTGAAAGATTTTTTCGGTACGGACTTCGTTCCTAATTCTGAGGAAAAAGCCTTTCAAACTGCTTTAAAAACTCATTTGACAACCATTGAAATTAAATCTTACATGGAAGTTCGAGAGGATTTAGAGAAATTTCTAAATCAACCATTGGCTTTACCTACAAGTGATATTTCAATCTTGGCAGACTTAGTGGAGCATTATGGTGTAGATATTACTGAGAAAGCTAATAAAGAGCTTCAAATTGAGTTTGGGTATCGCTATAAAATCGCACCTAAAAACCCAGAGTTGTTAGTGCGTTTGTTGATTCGCATCCTTTTAGGTACAACCGACTACTACAAGAACAAAATGACATTCAATCATTTGCGCTACGAAGTTCAATACCTATCCAAAAGAGATAAGAAAGACTTGATTGTTTCTCTAGTTAAAAACTATGCTTCAAAATATGGTCTTCAACCATTAGCAAACCATTTCCGTCCAAACAAGCAATTGTGGTTGACTTTACGCAAACTTGGTTTGCAAAAAGAAGTCAACGCTATGAAGCGCTTGTCTGAGGTTTCTCGTAAAGACCATACCTTTAAGACGTTAATAACTGAGTTTCCAAAAGATTTGAGCGGTATCACAAACTACCAGCTTATTCGTTACTACAACTATTTGAGTGAGTTGCGTAATTTGGTTGAGGGTGATTACCAATTTTACCGTATTCGTAACGGTAAAACTTTTGTGAAAGCTCTTAAACAAACTCCGATTAGTGGTTTGGAGTATACTTTGGTTGATTTGTACTTGGAGCGCATTGCAGATGAATTTAAGTCTCGCTTTGCAGATAAAGAGTTGAAGTTCTATCAACCAGAAGAGCATATTTCGATTGCACTTCCTACAACTGCTAAGTCTTTCGTTGGTTCCTACCCTATGTACACTCGCATTGCAGTCCCGAACAATTACCAAATCGGTATCTATTGGAACCAAAACGGTGATTTAGACTTACACGCACAAAGTGTAGACGGTCGCCACGTTGGTTACTATTCTGAGAACATAAGCGGTGTCACTTACACAGGAGACATGACTTGTTTAAACCGTCAAGGTTTGGCAGCAGAAGGGTTGCTGATTGAAGGTGTGCAAGGGTTGACCTTTAGTATGAATCCTTTCAATACTTTAGATTCTGATGCTTGTAAGGTTTATATTTCTAAATCTTTGGACAAGAAAGCAACTTCTGTTGTAGAAGATGGTTCTCTTTTGTTCCAAGCAAGTGTTCCAACAGATAAAGCTATGGTCTTTGCTACCAATGTTGAAGGCGCAGTAGTGCTTACAAACTTATCAGTAGGTGGTCGAGTACCTAATGAACAAGCAAGTGAGAAATTGACCTTAGCAGTAGAGCGTAAGTCTCAAACGGCTTTGAACTTGAGAGATTTTGCAGAGTTTATCGGTGCAGAGTTTGTAGATTCTGTAGAGGAAGCAACCCACGATTTCTCTCAACAAGGGGTATCTGTAGCGACTTTCACGGATTTGTTGGGTTAAGTTTTAGTTGCTTTGGATGTGTTTTCCCTTGTTAATTTTTAATACTTGTGATAAAATAACAGTAATAAATAAAAAATTTAACTTTTTGACGGGGTACTGGTAAGACGGTATCCTATTTTTAGTTGTTATTGCAGAAAGCTTGAATGTATGTTAAAATAAATTTAAACGAAGGATTTAGTTAGGATGAATTATAAAGATTTAGATAAAAGAACTCAAGACTTAGTTAAGTTCGCAGACTTTCTAAAACGTTTAGTTGTGATAGCAAAAACAAACTACTTAGCTCTAATGCAAGCTTTCCCAGATAAATCAATTAAGAAAAATTGCTTTGTTTTCTCTTATGATAAGTCAGGTTACATTTTAACTTATTACAAACCATCAGGTGCGTTAGGGTATCAGCTCAAACTTTTCAGAACCACTGCAAAAACTGAGTTTAGATCAGATAGTAAAAATTACCAAAATACTGCCAAATTAACTGTGAATGTCAATTCTCGTATGAAAGGTAAAACTTTTGAGTTACAGTTTGTAGAAGGTAACGGTAATGGTAGTTGGCTCTTTGAAGATTTATCTTCAATAAAAAGTTTGCATTGGTTAGGCGAGCTTTATAATGACTTAATTTGGTTCGGTAGAAACTATGATTCCGAAGAAGCTTTATTGGACTTAATTCAGAAGAGTTATTATCCACTTGCTAAACAAATGGGATTTTCACGCATTGAGTACAATGCAAGTCTAAGAGCAGTAACCAAAGGGTTAAAATGACGAAATCAAAGTTTCCTACTTTGGTTTTCTTCTTGCATTTTTCTCAAAGCAGTGTTATAATAAATTCATTCTTATGGTTAAGTAAGTTTAAATAGTTTAAATAAAGGAATTGATATTGATTATGAAGAAAGTTAAATTACTCTCGGTATCTGCATTATCAGTCTTAGCTCTTAGTTTTGGTACACAAGTAGCACATGCTAGTATTCAAACTGACACGATTGATGAGAAGTGGGGAAAACCTACCTTAGTTTATGGTAGCAGTTTATTGGATGAACAAGTAGAAGAAGTGAATAAATCCTTTAATATTCACGATATTTCAAATGTGAAGCGCCAAGTAGTTTCTGAGTCAGATTATGGTAAATATATGAATGAGTCAGATACAACAGGGGTTAAACTGATTTCGTCTACTTTGGTTGCTAAAAGAGATAAGGGTAAAGGTATTTCTGTTAAGATTGTAACTCCTGAGAATATTACTCGAGTTACAGAAACTCAGTACAGAAACGCTGCCATTACGGCAGGTGCAACAGATTTAGCAATTGAAGTGGCTTCCCCTGTAAAAGTAACAGGGGAGTCAGCTTTAGTAGGGGTATCAAAAGCTCTTGAAGCAAATGGTCAAGAAGTTGATGTGAAACGTGCTGAGGTTGCTAATCAAGAAGTATCAACAACTGCCTTAATTGCAGATGCAAACAAAGATAAGAAAGGGTTTGATAGTCAACTCTTGGATAATGCTCTTATTCAAATTAAGACTGAGTTAGCCAAAGAAAAACAAGGTAAAGGTAAACTTGCTGATGATAAGAGAGTTGCACAAATTGTAAAAGAAGCCTTGAAGAAAAATGGACTTGAAGGTGTCTTGTCGGATGAGCAAGTAGATCAGTTAGTACAGTTTGCTAAAGGGTATCAGTCAACATCTGCGATTGATTCTAAAGAGGTGTTAAATCAATTAGGAGACTTAAAAGATGCTATTTCAGAGAACGTTGGTAAATTCTTGAAGTCTGCAGAAGAGCACGGAGTGTTAGAAAAAGCAGGGAACTTTGTGAAGTCTTTGTGGGATTCTATTATTGGGTTCTTTAAGTAATAAGGTGAGTTAAGGTGACTTTACTTGTTTTCTTTATTTTTGGGTTCGTAATTGGTTTGATTTTGAAATTGATGAAGAAAAGTCTTCGATTTGTCTTTTCTTGTGTGATCCTAGTCTTTTTGGCATCGTACTTTTTGCACCTACTTCACTTGTTATAAGAGATTTGAAAGTCAAGGGTTTCTTGACTTTTTCTTAATTTTGTGGTAGAATTTCTATATTAAAAAGAAACAAGGAGGTATCCTTATGAGACTTAAAGCAATTTTAAAGCACTATGACACTGACGTAGCACATTTGGTTTTAAGTGATGATTATGTTGTGAAATCAGAGGTTTTAGATATTGAATTAGCGAATAGATTTACTTTCTATGATTTAACAGAACGAGGTTTCACGGGTGAGTTTGAGTCTCGTAGGATTCCTGAGCATTGGGGTCGAAGAAAACTTATTGGTAAAGAAAACCCAACCCTATTAGATGAATTACTATCTCATAGAGCATGTGATGTGGAAGATGGTTTTTGGGTGCAGTTTGAAGAGCCTTATAATAAAGGGTATCAGTCTTATTATGATGTTTTGAGAGCAGGAGGTGCTATGTCATGAGTTTATCTCCAAAAGGCAATCAACCGAAGCGCTATGATGGCGATTATTTCTTGAAAGTAGATTATCATGGCGGGGAAGCTTTATCTGAGTTTCTAGTCTTTTTGTTTTTAGAATCTACTTCCTTTAAAGATTTCGTACCTTACAGGTATATCTTTCCAAATATAAGTAAAAGTCCTTCATATAAGCCTAGATATTCGTTTGTACCTATGTTTCAAATTGTATTAGAGTATTTATATACCTTTGAGTCTTCTTTAGTTAAAAAATTAAGTAAGCAGGTCTCTTCTAAATCTAGTGAGGTCAGACGCTTGTTTATTTTTAACTATTGGATGGATAAGCGATATTTGAGAATGTCTATCAAGGATAGAGTATTGGAATTGCAGAATTTATTACATTGGTATTCTAAAGGAGAGGTGACTTATGAAGATAGTTATAGGTATTTCTCAGTTTTCGTAACCTTAGATACTATCTTTATCAATACAGATCGGCATTTTCAAAATTTCGGTTTGATGTTTGATGTTGAATCAGGCTCTTATCGGACTTCACTGTTATTTGACCAAGGATTTAGTTTAGGAGTTGGTGAGGGTTCTCTTTTCTTAGAAAGAGTTTACTTACATCGAGATAAACAGATAAAGATGCAACCTTTTGGAACTACTTTAAAAAGCAACATGAAAGCAGTAGAGTGGTATCCTTACGATTTTGATGTAGTTAAGCTTGTCTCTTTATTGCACTCTGAATTATCTAATTGGAGTGTTTTAGAGTTATCACAACAATGGGGTTTAATGAAACGGCAATTGAACTTGTATTTTCCATTTGATGTGAACGGGATAAATACTCTAGATTATCTTAGGTCTAAAGGCTTGTAGACTTGCTTAAAGTTATTTTTATATTTTAAAGACTTCTTTCAGCAGAAGTCTTTTTCTCTTTTTCTTTGTAAATCATCACTTCACTTGATAAAATACTTTCTTTTTGAGAAAAGCCGTAGTGGTATCTTAATTTAGTTTAAGATTTATTTAAAACTATTTTCTAGTTGACAATTTACTTTTATTTTGATATAATATACTTAAATAAAATTAAAGAAAGTGAAAAAGCATTATGCTGAGAGAAGAAATTACACAATTATTAAAAGAGCAAAAAACACGTCTACGTGAGTTGAGAGAGTTACATAAGTATTCTTTAGGGGAGATTGCTTCTGCTATTGATGTACCTATTGTAACTTACCGAAGATTGGAGAGCAGTCCTGTAGGAAGCACTTCAGTTTATACTTATATGAAACTAGCAGCTTTTTATGGAGTTAGTTTAGATTATTTATTAGGTTTAAGTGGTTCTAAGCCGTTAGCTATTGAAGAGTTTTTAAGTTTGAAACAAGTAGAAAAGTTAGAAAGAGCTAAAGTTGTATATGACACTTTGGAGAATGAAAACTCTACAAAAAACATCAATACTTATGATTTACGACAAATTCTAAATTTAACCGAAAAAGAAGTTGAAAAGAGTGTTAAAGAAGGGTATCAACTAAGTTCTTTAGTTGAACTTGGTCGTATTCGTCAATCCTACCCTTATAATTTATTGATTGAGTTATTTGGTTTAGATAGTTTGAAAGACGATTTTAGAGTATCTGCTGATGTTGTAAGTCAGGTTGAAGGGTTTTTAGAAACATACTTAGATGAACGTAGCATTAATATTCTTCATTTACGTTACTTATCTGAGAGAACCTTAGAAGAGATTGGAGACATCATCGGTGCTTCAAGAAATAGAGTAAATCAAATAGAGCAAAAAGCTTTGATAACTTTGCGTAGAAATTTGACTGATTCTCTTTTCCGTTATACTTTTTCTCTTAATCAGAAAGAGCAACAGTTACGTTTATTAGAAGCTCAAATAAAAGAGAAGAGTGAAGAAGTAACAACAGAAGATCGAGTAGTGTCTCAGAAACAACTTAAATTAAGTAGTCCTATTGGAGTTTTATTGCTGAACTCAAAAGAGATGAATGCTTTGAAGAATACAGGTTGTAAAACTTTAAAGGATATTATTGAACTTTATCGACTCGATCAAATACAAAAACGAAAAGGAGTAGGTCGCAGAGGTATTGTTTATATCTACAATGCTTTAGTAGATTATGGAGTTTTAGAAGGTTTTGAAAAATCAGAAGTTCAATCCTCTCATAAAGAGTTTACATCTTGGTATCGTGATGTTGTTCGCAAAATAAATATTGCATTTAGTTAAAGAAATAGAAGTAGAATTACTTTAAGGAAAGTGATTCTACTTAATTTCAGAAAAAAAATTAAAAAAGTTTAACAAAAGTGTTGACAAGTTTAAAAATTTTTGTTATAATGGTTACATAAAATAAAGGAAAGAGGTATTAACCTATGAAAAAATCAACAATCGCAATGACAGCAGTCGCAGCTGCTACAGTTTCTCTATTTAACACAGTAGGCGCAGAAGAAGTCGCTCCAAAACCAGTGAATGTGGAAGCACCAAAGGCGGAGGTTGTGGAAACAACTACTCCTGCGGTGGCGACAAAAGAAGAAGTTGCTACAAAAGAAGCAGAAGCTAAGAAAGCGGATCAAG